CAAGCGTGCCACGATCAATACTCCAAATGGCGGCACCGTGACCCGCGTCGGCAGCGATGATGACCCGATCGTGCGGATCAAATCTGAATCCACCGGTAATGCCGTGCTCAAAACACGATCGCAGTTGCGGCCAGCGCCGAGGAAAGGTCGATGATCGACTATCGCGGCGAGCGCTTCGCTGGTTACAACAAACCCAAGCGGACGCCGAACCATCCAACCAAATCCCATGCGGTGCTCGCCAAAGAAGGCGACACCGTAAAGCTGATCCGGTTCGGGCAGCAAGGCGTCAGCGGCAGCCCACCACGCAAAGATGAATCCAAGGCCGATGCAGCCAGGCGGCGTGCATTCAAAGCGCGCCATGCGGCAAACATCCGCAAAGGGAAGATGTCAGCAGCGTATTGGGCGGATCGCGCAAAATGGTGACCACTATTGTTAGCATAGATTGCACTTAACCCTGCGGGTTATTTATGTCCGAAGAAAAAACACAGCCCACTACAGAGCAGCCTGCGGCTCCTGCAGCGACACCGCCCACACCGCCCCCACCGCCAGCTGCTGACATCGACGCATTGCAACGCAGCATCCAGAATCTGGAGCGCAAAAACCAGGAGCTTGCAGACGAAAAGCGTAAACTCCGCAAATACGAGAAGATGGCGGAGACATTGCCCGATGGAGTGGACATCAAAGAACTCCTTGATTTCAAGCGCAGCCATGAGCAACAGCAGCTCGAATCGCAGGGAAAATATGAGGAAGCACGACAGGCTTTGGAGCAGCAGTTCCGTGAGGCGTCGGCGCAAAAGGACCAGCGCATCGCAGAACTCGAAGCCAAGGTCCGTGAACTAGAGCTGCTGACGCCTGCCGTATCAGCACTGGCCGACATCGTGCATGACCCTGACCTGGTACTCAAAACCAAACTTGACAGCAACCAGATCGAACGCGAGGCCGATGGCACTGTTGTTGTCGTCAATGGCTATCAACGCACACCTGTCACCGAATGGGCAAAGGCCACGCTGCCGGCATGGATGCAGAAAGCACCTAAGCCTCAGGGCAGTGGTGCACCGATTGGCAGCAAACCATCAGGAGAGATCCCGCCTGGTATCAAGAATCCATTCGCCAAAGAAACCTTCAACCTGACCGAACAATCACGATTGTTCCGTACTGATCGTGACCTTTATGACAGGTTGAAAGCAGCTGCTAAGATTTAATCAACCGGCTGCGCTGGGGATATGGGCTGCGCCCGCTTTGTTAATCCTGAGAACCATTAACCATGGCTACTCTTCGATCGGACATTATCGTCCCCGAGATTTTTACCCCATACGTCATCGAGCAAACCACCCAGCGTGATGCCTTCTTGGCTTCGGGTGTGGTGCAACCGATGGCTGAACTCAACGCCACCGAAGGTGGTGACACCATCCAAGTGCCTTTCTGGAAAGCAAACCTTTCCGGTGATTTCGAGGTGCTGTCTGACAGCTCCAGCTTGACACCTGGCAAGATCGAAGCTGACAAGCAAGTCGGTGTGATCCTGCATCGTGGTCGTGCTTTTGAGGCTCGTGACCTTGCGGCTCTGGCTGCCGGTTCCGACCCCATGGCCGCTATCGGCGCCAAGGTTGCTGAGTACGTCTCCAACCAACGCCAGAAGGATCTGCTGTCCTGCCTCGGCGGTGTGTTCGGTTCGCTGAACGCTAACACCAGCAGCTCTGCTTTCTTCGATCTCTGCATCGATTCCGCAAGCGGCGACACTCCTACTGCGCTGTCTCCCCGTCACGTTGCTCAAGCCCGCGCCATCCTTGGCGACCAGGGCGACAAGCTGACTGCTGTGGCCATGCACTCCAAGGTCTATTACGACCTTGTTGAGCGTCGTGCCATTGATTACGTGACCGCCGGCGAAGCTCGCCAGACTGCACTCGGCACCGCTGAAGATGCGTTCGCTGGCAGCATCCAGAACGCATTCGGCGACGTTTCCGTTCCGACCTTCATGGGTCTGCGCGTGATCGTTTCCGATGACGTGAACGTAACTGGCTCCGGTGCTTCCACTGAGTACGCCACTTACTTCTTCACCAATGGCGCCGTTGCTTCCGGTGAGCAGCTGATGATGCAAACCGAAACCGATCGTGACATCCTCGCTAAGAGCGATGCCATGTCGATCGACCTGCATTACGTCTACCACCCGGTCGGTGCACGCTGGACCAGCGCTACTATTAACCCAGATCGCACTGAGCTGGCCACTGTTGGTAACTGGAGCAAAGTTTACGAGCTGAAGAACATCGGCATCGTGCGCGCCACTAACGTCTCCAACTTCGACTGAGGTAACTAACGATGGCATCCATTTTTGAACTGGAGCAGCCGGTCTTTGACCGCATGAATGCCAGCATTGAGCTGGTTGCTGCCTCTGATGAGGCCACCACCCTGACCGCCGCCCAGTCGGTCAATAGCCTGGTGGTGATGACCCCTACCGCTGGCCGCAACGTGACCACTGCTACGGCAGCTGCGATCGTTGCTGAACTTGGTTCCGGTGTGCGTGTTGGCACTACGTTCCGCATCATCCTGCGGAACCAAGCTGCTGCCACTCATGCTATGACCCTTGTCGGCGGCACCGGCGTGACGCTTGATGCAGACAACACCAACACTGCTGCTGCTGCATCTACGCGTGAGTTCATCGGTCGCGTCACCGCTATCGCAAGCGGTTCCGAGGCTATTACTGTGTACTCCATGCCCAGCGGCACCCACTAATGGGAATGTTTGGATTCCGGCGACTGCGGGAACGCGAGGCTGCTGCTAAAGCGGCGGCCTCTTTTTCCATTCAGGCAGAGCCAACTACACTGAATCAACCGGAGATCACTGATGGCGATCGTCCTAGTAGCAACACCAAACGCAGCCGACGCAAATACGTACCTAACGCTGAGTGACGCGCAAGGCATCATCGATGGCCTTGTGGAAAGCGATGATGTCGTGGCGTGGGGTACTGCTACGACAGATCAAAAGAATCGTGCGCTTTACACCGCAACGCAACGGCTAGATCGTGAGCGGTATCTAGGCGCAAGAGCTACCGACACCCAAGCCTTACAGTGGCCGCGCACTGGTGTTCGCAAGCCTGATACCTACATCAACACTTATGCGGTTGGGTTTCCGTTCAGGATCACCACTGATTACTTCACGGATACTGAGATCCCGCAACAGATCAAGGAAGCCCAGGCCACGCTTGCAGTTTACCTGAACAACAACAAAGATGGCATCGGGCTGTCAGGATTGGAGGATTACAAAAACGTCAAGATCGGCAGCATCGACGTGACGCCGAACCAATACGGCGCTACTGGTGCTGATCGCATCCCGCCAATGGTCGAGCGTTATTTGACTGGTCTTAGAATAAGTGGACCAGGTAACATCGCTGTCAAACGGAGCTGATCATGCTTGTTAGTTCAAATGCTGCTGACATCACGGCAATCCGTCGCCCAGATGGCACCTACGTTGAAGCAGTGGAGCCACTTGGCCTGCCGGGCGTAGCAAGGCAAATCACTGCTGATGGTACAAGCTCAAATACTGCACTAACCTCAACCTGCCGCAGGCTTTCGATGCGGGCAGTTGGCGCTGACATGCGTTATGCAGTTGGTAGCTCAAGCCAAACAGCAACAGCATCCAGTCATTTTATTGCTGCGGGAGAGCGCCTCGACATCGCATTGCCCGCAACGCCTAACATTGCAGTTATTCGCAACGCAAGCACTGATGGCGTGCTTGAGGTAACGGAGCTACTGTAATGAGACTTTCCGCTACTCGGTTAAGCTGCATCAGCTCTGCCACTGGCATAACTAAGCTAGGTATTGTCATATTCTTGCTGACACAATCAAGCGATAACCTGATTACACAATCGGGCGATCTTATTGTCGGAGACATTTAACCATGAGCATCCAGCCCGGCCAGCACAACATCTCTATCCAGCGCCGGGCTGATTATGACCTGTTGCTGCAGTTTAAGGACAGCGCTGGTGCAGGCATTGACCTCACAGGCTGGACTGCATACGCGCAGGTTTGGAATCGCGGCCGCAGCACAAAATACGCTGACTTTGCGGTTACTTACACTGACCGCACTACTGGCCAAATCAGTATTGCGCTGACCGATACGCAAACCGCAACATTTCCGAATGAAGCGTTTTATGACGTACTATTAGAAGACAGCAGCGGCCTGCGTAACTATTACCTTGAAGGTATCGTCTACGTCTCTGAGGGCTACACTGCGCCATGACAACCGTTACTGTCAACGAAACCACTAACACCGTTGTCGTCACTACACCCGGCCCTGCTGGGCCATCGGGCGCCGCTGCGATTATGGCGCGTGGCCAGTGCTCGAAAATGACTGATGGCACGATCGACATCACCGCCCAGAGCGCCTACGTCAGCACTGGACTGACGGCAGTGTTGGACAGCAGCACTGCCTACCAAATGGTGCTCGGCACCACTGACACCTTCGGGCTCAAGAATGACAGCGGCGCAACGAAGTTGTTCAGGATCTACGGAAGCATCGATGCTTCCGATGGCAACAACAAAACCCTGGGCATCAAGCTGGCCAAGAACGGTACCGCAATCGATGAGACTGAATGTCGCGCCTTTACCGGCAGCGGCGCACAGGAGGCCAAGCTGGTGACTAGCTGGATGGTTGAGCTGGATGATGGAGATGAGGTTTCGCTGCTCATCGCCAATCACAGCAACACCACAGACATTATCCTGAAGCGTGGAAGGATCGTTGCTAGTGAGGTATTCGCATGACACTTGCCACACCACTACGCAAGGTTGCTACCAAGCTGATGAGCAAGTTTGGCGGTGATGTTGCGTTGCGGACCGTAACGCCCGGTGTTTACAACCCCACGACTGGCACGGCGTCAGAGGTTACGTCTGATGTAACGATCAAAGGCGTGCTGGAGGATGTCAATGCTCGTGAGGTTAATGATCTGATCCAAGCCGGTGACCGCAGGCTGACGATCGCAGCGGCTGATGTCAACGCAGCACCAACTACCGCTGATCGCATCATCATCAGCGGCGTCACCTATCAAGTGGTCCGTATCGCCACGATTGAGCAGGACAACCAACCCATCACCTACGAACTGATCCTGAGGGCATAGCAATGGCGCGCAACATCCCGCTATCACAGATCGGGAACTACATCGAAGGGCAGTTCGAAAAGCTGCTGCGTGCTGCTGTGCTTGAAACTGATCGGCGCGTCAAGGAAGCCAGCCCGGTTGATACCGGCAGGCTGCGCGCAAGCTGGCAGATCGGTGAAAACTCCGCATCGGGTGGCATCAAGCCCGAAGGGCAATACAACAGCGCCATCACGCCACCGCAACGCATCAACTACTCGCAGGAAAAGGTCGGTAACGTCTACAGCGTTCACAACAACCTGCCATACGTCGAGCCAGTGCTGACCGGTAACAACCTGCCGCCATCATGGAATGGCAAATGGCGGTCCAAAAATAACCAGATTCAAAAGGGTTACATCCCTAACATGGTCGCGAAGGACATGCAGGACTTCGTCAAGAAAGCCGCTGACAAGATCGCAAGGGAATCATGAGCAGCACCTACAACGACGTTCGCGCTGCTATCGAAGGCCGGATCGCTGCTGAGATGGCATCAGCGCCGTCCTATCCGGTGGCTTATCCCAATGTCCCATTTACGCCACCAAACAACTTGCCATGGCTGCAGGTATCGCTGACGTTTGGCGACAACAGCTATGCCACACTCATCGGCCCTAGCACTGGTTTCAACAAGCAGAATGGGTTGCTGACAGTTAACACCTTTACGCCTGTTGGGGTTGGTGCAGCGGCAAACTACACCATCGCTGAACGCATTAAGGATCTCTTTGATCGTCAAACTGTATCCAGCATCATCTTTGATGCTGCATCAGGCCCAAACGTCATTACACCAGCAGAACCTGAAGCTGCCTACTTCCAGACGCAACTGAGCATAACTTTCGAGGCGTATTTAGACTAGAGCTAGCCATTCCTTTGCTCTAATCCCATGGCCGTCACCGTTCTGTCCGGTACGTCCGGCGCTCTGTACTACAAGCCCGCAGGGACCACCGGCACGTTCGGTGAGTCCAACGTTAACACCACCGACGATGAAATCACGGTGCAACCATACCTGAACCTTCAGGTTGGTGATCCTGTGGTATTCAGCGTTGTCAATTCTCAAACTGGTGGATCTGGCACCGGCACTCTGCCTGCTGGTATTACCGGAGGTACCACCTACTACGTCATCAGCTACACCGCTTCGACTGGCGTGCTGCAAGTGTCTGGCACTCTTGGTGGTTCGACCATCACCATCACCGATGACGGCACCGCCAATGCTCCTAATGAGTTCCAGGTGGCCTATGCCGACTACGCCGCTGTCGGTCAGGTGCAAAGCTGGAGCTTTGAGATCAGCCGTTCTGAAATCGACGTGACCACCATCGGTCAGGTTGGTACTCAGTACGCTCCTTTCCGTGCTTACATTCCTGGTTTCGCGGATGGCA